CCAGATTCATATATCAAGTGTTGCACATGATAGTCTACAGCAACTAGATTGTCAACCTTTGCATCATTAAAGATCCTGTTACAACCCCATGTAACAACATTATCAAGTTTTTCATTCACATTCCACTTCTGGCGTGACTTTCCGTTGCCGTAGACTATCGTTCTCATGTATGTTTATGTTTCGGTGTATACCTTCTTGGTGAATACCCTTTGGGCCAAGATGGTTGACGAGATGCAAGTTTCTTACATCTTTCTGCAAGTTCGTCATTCTTCTTTTGCAGTTCTGCACAGTCATATTGCAACCCCTTGATTTCGTTTCTGAGTTGTTCTATAACTAATTTATCGGGCATTTCCATACCACTACTCCATTGTTGTTAAATTTATAACTACCATCTTACACGAATCAATCTCATATGTCAAGAACTTTTTGTAATTTTCTATAAGTTTTTTTACATCAGGCCACATGATATCATCATTCATTTTCTTATCCCATTTAGAACTGTAGTCAAAGATACCATCTAGTATCACCATTGTTTCAAGTGATACTCTTTTACCAAGATATTCTTTGAGAAGTTTAGGGTGAGAATTGTCTGGAACATTCAATACGTCTAGACTTCTATCTTCAAATAGTTTAGTTGCTTCATTCTTGAATAGTGTTTCTAATCTTGACATTCTATCCATCCAATCAAAATAGTTCTGGTCATTGAAGTTACCTATGTAACCTTTAGTTTCAACTAAGAAGTTTGCAAGTAGATAATCCTCAACACTTTCTATAAGAGATGAGTTATACTTTCTACCCAACATCACAAACCATACTCTATCTTTTCTTTTCCAGAACGACTCTCTTGATACCTTTGTCTTACCATTGAACTTTACAAAGTCATAGTCACCTTTTCCAAAGTGAGCCTTCATCGCACAGTAAGTCAAATAGATATCTATTGATTGTGACATCTAGTCAGTAAATCCCTCACCCTTAACAAAGTGATGCAACCTATGTGTAAAGATAGTCCACACTAAACTAACTAATGTGTCTGTCTTGTACACTCCTGCTGGACAAGTGTGTATCCACTCTTTCATATTGGTAACTTTGCTTGATTGGGTAGATAGTTCAAATCTCTTGCATTTGCTTCTATCTTATCTTTTAGACTTTTTGATATGAGTCTTGTAACTGACTCTGGTTCTACTTGTTTTGTTTTACAGTATTCTAGAACAGCGTCCATATGTGATAGGTTTTTGTCTTGGGCCATCTTTTCAATCTCAAGTGAGAACGTCTTTGTATTTTGCATAATAACTCCATTTATAAGATGTGGGGTTAACCATGACCCCACACGCACTTATTAAGTAGTGACCCTTAATGATCTTACCGATTTTTTTCAACCGAACCTATTTGCATAGACATCATTAATTTGTGTCGGTAGGACTTGGGTACACCTACAACTGAGAAACCAAGATACCATTCTTGTTATATTCCCAGAACCTAGTTCCAATCGGTAGATTGATGTGACACAGCGTGTTTCCACTACCATGCCTGAGTACCACCTCTAACTAGTCAAGTTCACAACTCTTGGTGAGAAGTTCTTCCTTGCACGACACTATTTTCGCCCGTCAGCGAAACTCTGAAACTGTGATGATGTTTCTGTTTCCAAGTACACCATCAAAACTCAGTACAATTAAGCAGCTAGTGCGAAATCTACAGGTGCAAAATCATTGTTTGCATTTAGAAAATTGACCAATAACGCAGTCATCCGATAGTTCTCCACTTTTCTATTTAACGTCAGTCGATCCTATTTCACCCCCATCATAAACACTCTCAAGCAGTGATTCAATATCTCATCTAAGAGTGTTTATGGTGGAGGTGTTGGGTATTGCACCCAAGTCCTGTCCATCTTTCAATCTGTTTCAACAAACTATACTCTATTTATACCATGATTCTTTTCGTTTGTCAAGTCTTAATTGAGAAACTTGTTCCACACCCACATGAAGAATGTGCGTTAGGGTTCTTAACTGTTAAGTAAGAACCACCAAATTCTTTTATGTAGTCCACAGTGCAACCAAGTAGAAACATCTCGGCCGTAGTATCTAACACTAACACATCATCTATGAGTGTTCCTTTGTCAGTAGTGTCTGTGGTTTCCCATTTGTATTCGAAACCAGCACAACCACCACCCTTGACAGACAATCTTGCATAGCTATCCTCTGACTTGGATACCATGTCTGTTAGATATTCTTTTGCATTTTCTGTTAGTGTTATCATGACCCTTTATTTATAATGTTACCATCTAAAATCTCTTGCACTAAATCACCTTTGACACAAAATGCCTTCTCTGGTTTGAGTCTACCATCAAAGTTCTTAAATGCAGCCCACATATACTTGTCTGGATTTGCGTTGAGTCTATCCAGACATTGTTGTTGTGTTTCATTCTCTTGGTGGAATATAAACAAATCAGTACCAAACTCTGGTGTTGTAGTCGCCATAGTCACGATTATAAAGTATTTACTAAGTGTTACTCCCATTGAACTCCCCTATAACTTCTTCTAACATCGGAAGATAATTATGTTTAGTTTTAACAAACTCCTGTACTGAACCATCCTCAGTAACAACTAGAATAACAATCTGTTCAATTGGTTTTCCAGTTCGTTCTTCAAACATCTCTGCGTATGCAGACGCTTGTATATAATAGTTTTCATTCCACTCATCACTTCTCTCTTTAGAAGAAGTCTTGAAATCAATGATGGAAAGTTCCCCATTGTATTCTGCAATACAATCTACTCGTCCAGCGACTTTGTACTTATCTGAATACAACCCACACTCTTGAGCATGAATATTGTCAACATTGTCCAAAGTTTCTTTTGCGAGTTGTTTGAATAGACAGTAGGGGAGAAATTTCTTTTTGTGTTTTTCTTCGTCAAAGTCATTGTTTAAATAGTCCTCACACATATGATGAACAGCAGTTCCACGATTTGCGGCTGTTCTTGCAACATAGTTTGCAACATCATCACCAACTCGTTTACGCCATTCAAATAATCCTTTTTTATTCCTTACAGATAAAACTGTAGTAATAGACGGATACAGTTCACCCTCTGGAGTTTTATAGAATCTTTTCTTATCTATGGTTTGAGTTTTTAGATCTTCAAGTTCAATCGGTACATGACAAAATGTTTTCATATTAAATCATCTTCTTCGCAGATGCAGTAGTTTCTTTGTTTCTGCGAGTCCAACCCTTTCCAAATGTTTTAAAGTGTTTCAGTTTTTTGTAGTATGCAAGTCGGTCTTTTTGATACTTTTCAATCGCACCTTTGTGACCTTCTTGTTTTACAAATGTATCTACTGCTCGTAGAGTTGCAGGCCCTATCGCTCCATCTGCTGTCGCACCTACCATTTTTTGTAGATACTTTGCAGCTCTTCCTGTCCCAGCATTCACTCCAAAATCGAAAACGCAAAGGTCAAGACCAGATGGTAGTTGGTCGCCTTTTACACGATCCCAATAGTTCTTCTTATAGATAGGTGCAACATCAGATACTTTGAGTTCTCTCATTGCATCTAAACTTACATCTCTACCAACCCACTCTTCGTATACTCTCTTAGTTACGCCTAAGTTAGTAGCGCCGCCTGGATCTTCTGGGTGATTCACATATCCACCTTCGTGATGTAATATCATTTCTAAACATTCTTGGTAATTTTTTTCCATTAGATTTCCTCTCTAAAATTATACATTATATTTATTCTACTCCGATACCCAACTTAGTTTTCTGTATCAGATAGTTTCTAACAAAACCAGAACGCACTATATCACCTATGTTAAACTCTGTGCATTTAAATTCTTCCATCTCCTCAAGTATTCTAAGAAAATTATGTAAACCATTTTTCTCATTCATCTTGGATAAATCTGTTTGCATAAAATCACCACAGAACATTATCTTGGAGTCTTGCCCTACTCTGGTCACTATAGTATCAAGTTCATGGAAGTTTAAGTTCTGACATTCATCTACTATGATGATTGAATTGTCAAATGTCAAACCTCTGAGAAATGATGTTGATAGAAAATAGAAACTACCTTGTTTTTTCAATCTATCGTACAACATAGAGAATGCTTGTTCATTCGCTTGTTTGAACATAAACTTCACCATATTCTGATAAGG